CCGGTGGTTGACTAAAATTAACGCTATAACCATCAAATGGATCAATGTCATAATTGGTTGAATCAAAAGGTATACTATTTGAAATATTTGCATCAGAATCACCGCTGCTATTAGTGGTTTTAAAAACACAGGTAGAAGCGGGGCTACCTTGAATTATTTTAACTGAATCTCGTCCGGTACCCCGTAGTACACAGTGCGGAGGTAAACGTAGCTCACCGTATATAAGATATTCGCCAGGATAAAAACTAATTATCCTTCTTGTACGTTGAGTTACCACTGAACCTAGTTTATTGTAAATTTGATCAATAGCTCTTTGTATGGCAACAAGGTCATTGGTTACACCATCGCCTATCGCTCCAAAATCTTTTATATTGACATGATCGTCGAGTTTGTCTTGAATGGTTCTTTTTACAGGCGATGAAATAGAAGATCCGGTTTGGGCAGTATATCCTCCCAATCGACCTTTAAAAGTATAAGTTTGCAGAAAACTCATGATATCGGAATGCTGTGTTAGTATTTCGGTGTTTCCTTCGTAAGGAGCCCCTTCTGTAATACTACCGTTACCGATAAATAATCTTAATTGATCTAGTGCCCATCCAAATTCGGCACTGGCCAGTTGCCCTAGGTCATCTAAAAACCCGCGACGTACCTGAATTTGAGATACCTGTACCACAGCCATATTAATCTACCCTTGTATTTTAATATTTATGGTAGTATTCGGTTACTCGATCCCACCAACGGTGAGTCCATGTGTCAAAATCCACTGGTTCCAAAATAAATTCTTGATAAACAGGATCATTATCGTACTCGGGCCTGACAGATATCATGATCACACCTTTGCGTATATTGGTATTGTGAATTTCATTGTGTGCTAGTGCATAGGCTGTTAATTGTAAGAAGTAGTCGTCAATCCATTCTCTTCGCTTGAGTTTATTACTTTGTTTGAAGTCTAAAATAGATTCATCACCAGCATGTATGCCCACACAATCTGTGGTACCGGCATATAGACTCGGAAAATATAATGGCACCTCATTACCCCAGACTTCTGTGACATTGATCATGCCATGATCAATTATTTTCATGGCCATTCTATGACTGCGCTGGCTTTCAGGGTGTGTACCTGGCTGTCCAGTATCGCCAGTCTGGATATAGGTTTCTAACCATTTATGCATTCTAGTACCACGACCGGCCGCTTCGGTGGTTATTTCTTGTGCCCTTTGCTCACCGACTCTGCGTCGCCATTCTTGCAGTGCACGACGAGCTTCCTGAGGTTTAGTTTGATCTAGTATGGTAGTTACACTGGGTACATTATCGCCAGTGGGCGTAGTATAATATCTGCGTCCATTGAGATTTTGTCTATTAGTTTCTTGATAATTATATTTTTTTACTAGCATGATATGCCTAACATAGCATACTTTTAATCGTCACGCAATATCAAATTCGTTTCTTTGCAGCTCTTTTGGCCATGGTGCTGATTGTTTTTTGTGGATCAAAATTGCTGCCCAAATCTGATTTGTTTGAATCAAATTCGGGCTTCTCTGGTTCAGACACAATATCGTCCGACTGTGCTAGATTTTTAAGATATATCTGCCCTATGTCATATCGGTCACGTTTGATATCGCTGATCATGTTTTTAACGGTATTATTGTTTTTGAATAGATCCATTAAAATGTCAACATTGAACATTTCGCTGCCCGGTTTTCTACGAACCAGATTTACCAGACTGTCCACACGAATTTGATCTGTGCGGGATCTTATTTCTTCTAATGTGTCTACCAAGTTTAGTGCCGAAGGCGACCGATCATTGACTTCAATGATAAACTCATTGGCTCTCATTGACGTTTTTCTCTGCCCAATGGTTCAGTACCACCGGCTGCGGCATCAGTTCCACCAAATTCATCGGTGTCCATATCAAGATCACTGGGTTCTTTTAAATTTGAAACAGGCTCAATGGATGATATTTCGTCCCCCATGTCTTCGCCAGCCAGTGCACGAGCGTTGCTGTCGGCGGTTTCACGAGCTTGGCCTAGACTTTGAGAAACCTGAGTCAGCAAATCCCCCATGCTGGTTTTAAAAGTTTCAGCTTGACTCATACCAATTTGATCGCGTATGGTATCAATCAATGCCGGTAATTGTTCGACCTGCATACGACTGACTTTTTCTACCATGTCTTGAATACTATCGACCATGTCTTTGGCAGCTAGAATAGCCTGACTCTTGCCCATTTCGCTTTCCATGAGCCAACGATTTTCCTGCATCCAATGGGCAAGACTTTCGTTTATCATGAGTAATTCCATGTATTTTGGATTACGTTCAGCAGTATGTGCCCCATAGCTACGACGAATACGAGCAATGTTTTCGTCTACCAGTTGTTTTAACTGTTGGGCTTTTTCATAGGTTAATTTTGTGTAGTCTAATTTAAACCCAAAACGACTTTGCATGAGACGATTCATACTCTGTGAATTGGCCAAAGGGTTAATATCAGATAAGTTCATAACAGTGTTCCTAAAGGTTAAAGTATTTAGCCAATTTTAAACTTTTTTCTAGCAACCCCTGGGCTCTTAGAATTCTAGCCCTGGTTTCGTAATATCGGCATGAATAAATGTTGCCAGCATCAGTGTGTTTTTTTGTTTTTATAGATTTATCATAGCGCATACGATAAAGGTCTGCCTTTATTTTGAGCCTTAGAATGTCATTGTCGTATTTTAAAATCTGTTCGGCCAATTGGTACCTGTTAGTCTGATAACAAATAGCATAGAAAACAGCAGAATTTTTTTCCTGGAACTGTAACTCTTGATCATTGTTCCTATAGATTAGATACCAATGATCGTCTTTGTTTAAGCAGGCATAATTGCCCACTAGAAAACAATGTTTATCTATTTGTACAATAATTGGAATTTTTTCTTGACTGTTTTTACGATTTAACAGTATTTCTAATTCTTTTCTAGTCCAATGTTTGACACGTCTTACTGCTTCATCGACGGCTTGCTCAACTATCGATGTGTTTAAAATATTGAATTTTTCCTTCATTGTTTTTGCGTACTAGGACACCCTTGTTTACAAGTTGATTGGCTAAAATCTGTTCTCTTTCAGTTAGATCAAATTTATTTAATCTGATCTCTTTTTGGTCAAATTTACCCAGTAGGTCGGCCTCTTCATTGTCAATGGCCAATTGTATTCCCTGAGTTAATTCCACTATTTTCATTTTGTTAAATTAACCAATAGGGTGATTATTGCACCTATTAACACTACAATTAAACTGGTACCAATGGTTATGAGTTGTCGATTATGTTTGTCACCTGCATCACTCAATACATCTTTGATGTCTGATATCATGCCTTCCATGGCACTGACTTTATGATCTAAACTGTCCAACTTCATATTTAGTTGTCGGTAACGTTCGGCACACAATTCCACATGAGCCTCCAAGTTTTCTTTTTCTATATCTGCCATATTAAATCCTTGTAAAATCTTCCACTAAAGTTAGGGTATACCAATTATTTAATCCTAATAGTCGAAAATTTTAAAGTATGTGTTTTTTAAAATACCTTCTGTATAAAACACCGGATCAGGCAAATCTACAGTTTCATCTAAGTTTTTTATGATAGGCACCGATTCAAAGTCATTTCTTAGTAATTTAACAGGATCGTCCGAGGTGCCAAATATACAATGCTGTTCAACCTCAAATATAAATTTCCAACACTTGTGCTGTCCCTTGTAATAACTACCAAATTCATGAGTGTCTATATAGATCATTTTAGGACTTGCAGGAACAGCAACTATAGTGGCCTGTGTGCGTAAACCTATGATTTGTTGTGCGGTTTCCCAGTTACGTTGTTGATTTCTTTTGAAACGATCGCTGCTGTTGTTGGATAACACCCCTGTGACCGTTATATCTATTAGAGTATAGACTGCGTATCGAGTAGATTTCATTCTGATATTTATAAGTCATTATTGATGCCATAAAAAAAGCCCGACTGTCAGTCGGGCTAGTTCAAGATTTGTTAGATTAATCTTTATTAAAGTAAGCAACAACAGAGCTTGTTACACCAGTTTGTCCAGCAAAGTTGCTGGTAGCAACTGGAGCGATACCTTCGCTGACAATCCATACATCGTCAGATGCACCGGCAACAAACGAAGGTCCTGTTGACTGATCGCTACCAATGGCCAAAGTAGAACTGGTTGCCTGAATGTTGGCAACAACTGCATCCAATTCCGCTTGTGTAATATTGGTCTTGCTAAACTTAGTCAAATTGATAGTACGCCCTGTGCCAGTATATGACTGACTAGCGCCATTGGTTCTTGTAAAATCGGCCATTTTATTTTCCTTTCAATATATCTACGCCATCGCGTATGCTTTTATTTATACAAATTTTATCTTTTTGCATTGAAGCCGGCAAAATGCGCTGCACTGAACCCGCCCTTTTGCACCAACTTGATTAGACCTAGGCTACTGGGGTAAACAAAGCCTTCACCTTGTGGATTACCCTCTACATATTGCTTAAATCCTTGAATCTGCGATTCTAATTGCTGTGCTAGATTTTCCTTATATGCTGCTATATTTTTCCAAGCTGTATAAAATGCTTGATATCCCTGTTGATTCTTAACGATGTATCCTTGATCGCCTAGCAAAAAAGCTAATTGTTTAGCACTGACCTGCGAAGGCAACCATTGGTCTAAAGGCAAATTAGTCTTGCCAGTGGCTACATGATTAAAATATTTTAACAAAGCCTCACGACTTACTTTAGGTATACCAGCTAGGAAGTTGTCGATTAACTGAGCATTTTTTGTAACAGAATTCATGGCTGCGTTGCCCAATTGAACTGGATTTTTAATCTTCCACTGTATGCCCATGTCTGGTCTAATCACTGTAACTTGCTCGTTGCCGAAGTGGCGACCCGACCATGCTGCTCCATTGAATTGATGTGCTACTATCAATGCAACTCTACCAGTGATTAATTTGCCTAGTTCACTGTCCACAGGCACATGATATTCCACTGTGACAGGTTTAAACACATATTCATTGCCAACAGCGGATAAAGGACCAACAAACATTAGATCGCCTTTGAAAACACCGTTGGTATTGCCTACCGCAGACTCTAGTCCCGGC